GTTACGGGCCGATTATTGGAAAAAGCTGGACTAGACCAGTACTCTCTTGACGTCGTCAAGAGGTATTGGCTAGGACCAAAGAAGCTGATGTTGAGGGGAAAGTGCGTGGGTACACTGGTTAACGGTATACCCATGGGCGATCCGCTCACGAAAACGAATTTGTCGCTCGCGCATCCGATCGCTGATCGGTATGCACGGTACATGCTCGGTTGCCTTTCGAAAGAGGAAGGAAACGGAGATGACACAGCGGCTATCAGTGACAACTTTCTTTATGGAAAGTATCATCTCGAAGCAGCAGTAGCGCTTGGTTATGAAGCATCTCCCCAAGATGATGTAACAACAACAGATTGGGGAACATATGCAGAAGAATGGTTCCATCTCCCGACTTCGAACATTAACAGTACGAAGTGGGGAAATCGGTTCAAGAATTCATTGCTATTGCCGTACCTGGACACCCCCAAGATTAGGGTGTGTATAGGAACGCAAAAAGACCGGATTGATTTCTCGTCTGATCCAACAGGGAAAGTAACACTGTTGGGCCACGACCAGGAGTACTTCAAAATGAGTGATCCCGGACCACATCACACAATTTATTCAATTGCGTCTGCGTTCCAGGACATTTGTCTATCGACAATCGACGACCACCGTCCTCTGTTTTTACCGAGGCAGGTGAATGGTGTTGGGAAACCACCACCACAATGGTCTGTCGAGTCTTGGCTGAATATCATATCTCGATGCAGAACTTGGCATGCCAAGTACTATATCGCAGCTATGAAGGAATTTTGCGAGGGAACTAGGGGTGTCACGGGTTACCGTGGTACCCTCAAAGAGTCAAACCACTTCTCGTCAGAGACGATGGTCGAAATCTTTGAGATCCCTCTCGATGATCCAATCAGGAGGCTAATCGTTGTGCCCGCCGAAGCGCACGCCGAATGGCCACCTGGTGTTTTGCAAAAGTTGGTAACCTTGGGTTACTTAGTCCCTGAGTCTAAGTTAGCCAAGTATTACCTATTCCAAGAGAGGCTAGAAAACCTTGAACAGGACACAAAACGTGACCTGTTTGAGGTAGTCAAAGCCAAGATGATCAATCTCCCTGACGTCGACTCTGTTGAGGACAACAGAGTAGTCGTAAAGAGATTTGTCAGAGAATTCAGAGATTACCCCTTTCTACTGAAAGGTAGGAGAGAGGAAAATCTCTACGCTGCTGCGGCGATTGACGGACTTGAGAAAGGAAATCCACTGACGGTTCCTCACTCATTCCCTCTAATCGCCAAATTTTGCAAGAGAATCAGACCATCCACTCCTTACGAAGAGGATGGGCTAATACTCTACCAATGGTTCATGGGTGCGTTTAAGGCAAAGCTGAAAGGCTGGCCAATAGACGCACCACCGACTGATATACTCGAAGACGACCCCGTGATGATCCAAAAGATCAACGCTGGGGGCGCCGACGTGTTCTTGCTTGTTACAGATGATGTGAAATTGTACAGATTAGCTCTGAACAAATTCCCAGACACCTGGATTTTCCGA